ACAGAGACGGCTCTTGCAAATCAGACAGTAAAGACAGAAAAGTCAAAGACTGCCCTCATGAATATGGAGGCAGAACTGAAAAATGTTAATGAGCAATTAAAAGACAATAAACTTGAAAAATTTGCGACTGCTTGCGATACGGCAGGAACAAAGATGGAGAGTTTCGGAAAGAAAATGTCGGTTGTCTCTGCCGGAATTGCGGGCATTGGTGCAGCATCAATCAAAGCATTCACGGAACTCGACGAGGGTTATGACACCATAGTAACAAAGACAGGAGCAACCGGAAAGGCACTTGAGGGGTTGACAAAGTCTGCGGATAATGTTTTCGGAACAATGCCGGAGGATATGTCAACGGTAGGCGAGGCAATCGGAGAAGTCAACACAAGATTCCACACAACAGGAACGGAACTTGAAAAGACCTCAAAGCAGTTCGTACAGTTTGCATCAATCAACGGAACAAACGTCACACAGTCAGTTGACCAAGTTGACAAAATCATGAAAGCATGGAACGTCGATGCATCACAGACAGGAAACCTGTTAGGACTGCTCACAGCAAAGGCACAGGAAACAGGAATCTCTGTTGATACATTAGAGGGATATATCCTCGACAATAACGCACAATTCAAAGAAATGGGATTGTCGTTGCCTCAAGCAATCAATTTAATGGCTCAATTCGACGCAAACGGTGTTGATTCAACTCAAGCAATGGCGGGTCTGAAAAAAGCATTACAGAACGCCACATCAGAGGGAAAATCAATGGACGAGGCGTTGTCAGATACTATCGGCAGCATCAAGAACGCAAAGACAGAGACCGAGGCGATGCAGATTGCAACGGAATTGTTCGGAAAAAAAGGTGCTGCGGAAATGACAAAGGCAATTCGTGAGAACAGAATTGACCTCACCAGTCTTTCGTCATCAATGGAGGAATACGGTTCAACAGTCGAGGACACCTACAACGGAACACTCGACCCGATTGACAATGCAAAGGTTGCAATGAACAACGCAAAACTGGCGTTGTCAACACTGGCATCCACAGCACAGACATCCGCAGCACCTATGATTGAAAAATTGACCGGAAAGATTCAAGAGTTGACAAAATGGTTTACGTCGCTCTCTCCGGCACAACAAGAAACAGTCCTCAAAGTTGGTCTTGTGGTTGCTGCTATCGGTCCGTTGTCAATCGGATTCGGAAAAGTGGCAAAGGGAATCTCCGACACGGTAACGACCGGACAGAAATTTGCGTCCGGAGCTGCAAAGATAATCGCAAAGATTACGGCAAAGACAGCAGCCACGGCAGCGGGAACGGCAGCAGATACGGCAGGAACAGCAGCCACGGCAGCACATACGGCAGCCACAACAGCAGCCACAGCAACAACCGGAGGAATGACGGCAGCACAGACCGCATTGAACGCAGTCATGAACTTGTGTCCGATTATTCTGATTGTGACACTGATTGCCGGACTGATTGCAGCAGGTGTCGCCTTATACAAAAACTGGGATACGGTCAAGGAAAAACTGTCCGAATTATGGGGCAACATCAAGGAAAAATTCAATGCAATCAAAGAGACCATCACGGGAGCGTTCACGAAAGCGAAAGAGGCGGTCACAAATAAGGTCAAGGAAATCGGTGACAGCATAAAAAACAGCACAATAGGACAAGCAGCCTCGAAAGTATTCAACGGCGTAAAGGACACAGTTCATAATGTCATGTCGGCAGCGACCGAAACGGCAAAGGAAAAACTGGGGAACATGAAAACCGCCTATGAAGAAAACGGAGGCGGTATCAAGGGCGTTGTCGCTGCCGGATGGGAGGGAATCAAAGGATATTATTCAGCAGGATTCACATTCGTTGATAATTTATCCGGAGGAAAACTATCTGAAATCAAATCAAAATTCTCTGAAAAGACATCGGAAATCAAAACAAAGGTTTCCGATGGTTGGGAAAATATGAAAACTACCGTCACGACAAAAATGACGGAATGGAAAACCAACGCATCGAACAAACTGAATGAAATTAAGTCAAATTTTTCGACAAAGGTTTCAGACATCAAGTCCAATGTCTCGACAGGCTGGGAGAATATGAAAACCACCGTCACGACAAAAATGACGGAATGGAAAAATAATGCAACGAATAAATTGACGGAAATCAAATCCGGATTCTCCTCAAAAGTTTCGGAGATAAAATCAAAATGGTCGACTGATTTCACGAATATAAAGGACAAAGCGACCTCCCTCATGGAAACAGCAAAGTCCAATGTGTCAACAAAACTCGACCACATGAAATCCGCATACAGTGAAAAAGGCGGGGGAATCAAGGGAATTGTGTCTGCTACGTTTACGGGCATAAAAGACACAATGAACTCTCTCATGGGTACGGCGAACACTCTGACAGGTGGAAAACTTGACAGCATCAAATCGGCATTCTCAAGCAAATTAGCGAGTGCGAAATCGACCGCATCGTCTGCGATGGAGAGTATCAAATCATCATTCTCCTCAAAGATGGAATCCGCACACGGAGCGGTGACAGGTGCGTTGTCAAGAATAAAATCGGCGTTCAATTTCAAATGGTCATTGCCACACTTGAACCTGCCTCATATTAGCGTGAGCGGAGGGAAAGCACCATACGGAATCGGAGGAAAGGGTTCACTCCCGTCATTCTCGATTCAGTGGTATAAATCCGGCGGTATCATGACAAATCCGACTGTGTTCGGAATCAACGGCAGCAGCCTCATGGTAGGAGGCGAGGCAGGCGACGAGGCAATCTTGCCACTTGCAGAATTTTATAACAAATTGAACAACATCCTCGACAAGAAACTGGATGCAGTTCAAAAATCAAATATTGTGTATGTGACGAATCACACATACATCGACGGAGACGAGGTTGCAAGCAGAACCGTGTCAAGGGTTGATGCACAGATGGTCACAGACAAAAGGAAAGGGAGGTAAAACAAGGCGATGAAGATAAACGGAACAGACATCAGAGCGTACAACGCAAAACAGTTGACCGCCGATGTGCAGCCTCCCTCAATCATGAATAATTATGAATGGTTGTCGGGAGCAACACTCCCGACAGAACTTGAGACAGATGTTCAGATGGGTCATTTGAAACTGTCAATCTATTTCAAGGGCAAGGACAGGAACAGCATCATCCGTTCTGCATCAGAATTTATGATGAATTTCACAAAGCCGTGCAGGTTGGAACTTGACGGCTACAAAGGAACATATATCGGGTTCATCACATCAAATGACTATGAGAAAAAGAATGTGAAACAGAGGTACGTCGTAAACGTGGAATTTGACGGCTTTTTCGTCGATGACGACCTCTCAATCACATTCGACGGGAAAACCTCCGCATCGTTCTATAAAGTGGGTACAAGAGACACTCCGTGCGTTGTGGAGGTATATGCAAAAAGCACCTTGACGAATTACACAATCACCGGACTGGGAGAGGACATCATTGTTGAGAGCCTTGCAGCAGGAAAAACGGTTGTGATAGATGCAAAAACCGGACTTGTGACGATAGACGGGGCGAACGCATTTGACAAGGTGGATTTGTGGGAATTTCCGGTATTAAAGGCAGGAGAAACGGCACTCATATTCTCCAACACAAAGGCAAGAGTGACGGTCAGATATACTCCGATGTGGATTTAGGAGGTGAGAGCGTTGCAGATTTTTGATGATAAAAAGAAAAGAATCGGAACACTGTCCGGATTCAAGGATAGGGCAATCACCACGACACTGGATTCCGGAGATAAGGAATTGACGTTTGACTATCCTGCATCGGAAGCGTTGGTTGACCTGCTCAAAGAAGAATATTATATACGCACTAAAACGGACGAATTTGTTCTCAAAGCAGTCGAAAAAGGGGAACAGTTCAACAAATACACCGCCGTCCTCAATGTGGAGGAATTGGAGGGAACGGCGTTCCCGTATGGGTTTGAATCGGATGAACAGACAATCAAAGCGTGTCTTGAGTTTGCGTTCGAGGGTACGGGGTGGCATGTCGGAACATGCACAGTCACAAAGAAAAGAACCATCGACGAGCAGGAGAGTGTCACCGCATGGGATGTCCTGCAAAAGTGCCTCACAACATACCGCTGCGAGTGCATCATCCATTCACTGACAAAGACAATCGACATATATGACCGGATAGGCAGCGACAAAGGGTGTTATTTCATGGAGGGGTTGAACCTCCGGAAAATATCATTGAAGTCGGACACATACGATTTTTACACAAGAATCTATCCGATAGGCAAGGACGGCATCACACCGGAATGGTTGACCGGAAAAGATTACATCGACAATTTTCAGTACAGTTCCAAAATCAAGGCGTATGTTTGGAAAGACGAAAGATATACCAATACCACAAGTCTGATTGAGGATGCGACAGCAAAGATTGAGGAAATGTCAAGACCATACAAGGCATACACCGCAGAGGTGGTCGACCTTGCGAAAGCGTCAGAGGAATACAAAGACATTCTCTCATACGGAATCGGAGACACGGTCACACTTGTGTCAAAGAAAACGAGGACGAGGGAAAAGCAGAGGATTGTCAAAATCACAGAATATCCGGAATCGCCGGAAAAGAACACGGTTGAGATTTCCAATGCGAGAAAGACATTCGCAGAGATTCAGAAAGAGGAGACGGCAGCAGCCACAGAGGAGGCGGTCTCCATCTCCAACAGGGCAACCAAGAAAGTCCTTGAGAACTATTCGACCACGGAGGAGATTGAAACCAAAATCACGGCATCGAAAGAGGCAGTCGAGGCAGGTGTTGCCTACACTCTGAAAAATTATTATACATCCGTGCAGATGGATTCCTTGATAAAAGCCACGAAAGAGGAGATTTCTCAAGAGGTAAAGCATGTTGAGGAAAACTCAATGCACAACTATGTTGTGAATGGAGACTTTTCAAACGGACTTGATGATAATTGGTACAACAGCAATGAGACGAACAATGCCGTGATGGATGTGTCCGGATTGGGAACGGTTGCGAAGATTTTGAAAACATCAACGACCAGTTCCTATATACGGCAAACACTGGGAAAGTTACCTGCGGGAACGTACCGTGTGAGATATAAGGCAGCAACAGCAGCAGGGTACGAAAACACGGCAAGGGTGCAGGTGGGGGCGTTGGGAAGTTATTCAACGACATCCTCCGGAACGCTAAAGAGCAAAGAGTTCACGACGATTGAACGTGAAATCACGGTATCAGAGGGAACGAAATATATTTACATTTACGCATACACACAGAACGCACCCGTGTATATCACAGATATTGAGGTATTAGGATTGTATTCATTGTATGCGGATGCAAAGATTCAAGTGACTGCGGAGGAAATAACCTCCGAGGTCAACAAAAAAGTGAACAGCGATGATTTCGGAACACTAATCACACAGAACGCATACAATGTCCGAGTTGCATTCAATAACGGCAGTTCGTACATGCAGTTTGATTCAACCGGAATCACAATGTACACCGGAACGATTACGGATAACCAAAAAAGAACACGATTTGACTACAACGGAACTCATTTCTATCGTGACGGATATTATGTCGGAAAAATCGGAACGAACACGATGAAAGACAACGACAGTCAGAGAGGACTTGTTTTTGATATTGAGTACAACACTGCGTATATGTCATGGTCAAATAAAGAATCGCAGAATGCAGATGTGTACACGATGAAATGGTCGTACTGCACACAGCAGTGTGGAAATTACGAGGCGAACATGCTACATGCAGGGGCAGACATCAACATGCATTTCTTCACATTAAGGAATGTAAGCTTTGAGGATGGCTCAATAAGTGGAACGCTAACATTCAAACAACCTTTAGAAGTAGGCAGCGACGGGAAACTGATAAAGTGGTCAACGGCGACGCTTGAGTTCAAAAGAGGAATATTAGTGTCCGGAACATGGAGCAATGGATAAAACAGGAGGAAAAGAAATGCAGATGAATGACGAAAATATTCAGACAGAGGAAGTCAAACGAGCAGCAGAACCGGAGTACAAAATTCCGGAAGATGCTGCCGACAACTCAAGACCAAACGAGACAGCAGAGGTTGTGACAAGAGAATCAGCAGAGGAGACAAACACGGAACTCTTGCAGAGCATCGACAAGAAACTTGACATGCTACTTGCAGCACAAACAGCAACACAGACGGCAAAGGAGGAATAATCATGAATACACCGATTGCAGTGAGAATTGAATGTGCAAAGGGAGAAATCCTCAATGCTATGGAGACGATACAGAAAAGACATGCATTGCCTCCGTGCATCATGGACGGAGTTTTGTCCTCCGTACTGGCAGAGGTAAGGAGCGAGGCAAAGATTGAACTCATAAACTCCACAAATACAATGATGACAGAAAAAAATGAGGAACTTGAAAAGGCAAAGAAAGCAGCAAAGAGAGTTCTGAAAACAGAACCGGACGAGGAGCAGGAACAGGACACACAGGAGAATCCGGAAGAATAAACAATAAACACCGAGAGGAGGTGAGAGCATGGCAGCGTTGACAAAATTGACGACGAACATCAATCTTGAGATGTCCGGAGACACTAAAAGATATTTAGTATCAGCAAAGCAGGGAGACAAGGCAACACGATTCATCATCGCAAGGCTGCTCAACAACGGCGAACCGTACACAATCCCGACAGGGGCAAGAGCAGTCATCAACATTACAAAACCGGACGGAAAACATGTATATAACACATGTTCATATTCCGGTTCGGATGTGACAGTCGAATTGACAAATCAAGCACTTGCAGCCTCCGGAACGGCGTATTGCGACATTGAAATCCGGACGAGTGACGATTCACAGGTTATCACATCCGCATCATTCACAATAGAGATTGAACCGTCACAGAGGAACGACAATGCGATTCTATCAGCGAATGAGTTCACAGAACTTGAGAACCGTGTCAAGGGTCACATTGAGAGTATTGACAGCACGAATGAGGCGGTCAAGAAAGCGGAACAGGCAAGAGTGACCGCAGAAAATGCGAGAGTAAAAGCAGAACAGGCAAGAGCGAACGCAGAGAATAATCGACAGCAGAATGAAAACACCCGCATCCAACAGGAGCAGCAGAGGCAGCAGGACACCTCACAGGCGGTCAAGAATACGAACGATGCAACGGATGAATCCAAGAGGGCGACAACAGCCTGCAAAGAGGTCACAGAGCGGGCAGAGGACGCATTGCAGAATCAAGAGCAGCTTGAGGCGACATTGAACACGGCGACACAGATTCGACAGGATGTGTCACAGATGCAGACGGCAGTTGCAGAGGCAAAGAAACAGGTCGAGCAGGACAAAAAGGATATTGATGACACGATTCAAAATTCACTGCTTGCATCAGCAGAGAAAATCCTTGAGAGTGTGCAGGACTATTTCAACCGTGCAGAGGCGTTATATTCGAGCATGTATCTTGATTGTGACGGAGAAACGCCGTATCTGCGAACGGTGACACCAGTATTCATTGACGGAGCAACGCCACAGGTCAGAAATGCGAATGAGGGCGTTGATTTTGACGGAGGAACGCCGACCTCCCGACAATTAGCAGTATAATTCCATGATACTGGAAACAGACGGCGAAACGAACACAAAGGAGTGATTGTGTGATATATTCCATAATCACGGAGCAAAGGAGGTTGAACAATGGCAGCAATCAGACCATGCACCGGAACAACGGCAGACTGGAAAGCAGTTGAGGACACTCTGATTCTCAAGGAAAGAGAAATCGGAGTTGAGATTGACACATCCGGTCATTATCAAATCAGACAGGGAGATGGTAAAAAGAAATTCTTTGACCTGCCGATTATCGTCAACAATGCCCGTTATGAGGAAATACTGACATTGACACAGGGATATATGAACACCGTGAACAATTTCAGCAAGAACATGACAGAGGCGACGAACAGTGCAAACGGTGCAGCAGCAACGGCAAACAATGCAGCGTCGACAGCGAGTGCAGCAGCAAAAGCGTGTCAAGGCATTGTGAACGGTCTCAACACTATGGTTGACACCGTCACAAAGAAATCATGTGTCCTCACGGTTGAGGATGGAATTTTGACGATAAGGGAGGCGTAAAAAATGGCAAGTGGAGACTTGATTGTAAAAGTAGCAGACAAAGACACACTCGACCGCACATATGCGAATACAAACGCTATACTGGCAGCAGTCGGGGAAGATGTAAGAATAAAGGGTGTAAAGCGTTACGGAATGAAAATCAACAAAAATGACAGCAATCCGGCGACACGATGCACATATCTTTTCGATGCGGTGGGAATGACACCCGCTGCGATGAATTATTCTGCCGGACGGTTCGATTTTGGAGACTGGGGAAACGTCTTTTTTGTAAAGAACAATTATCCGGCAATGGTCAAATATGACGGTACAGAAGATTATAAACTCGACCCGAACGACCACACAAAGAAAGCAGACGGAAAAACGGCATCCGATGTCTCAAACACGGCATACGGAGGAAATGCAATGAGTGTATTCGATGGCAGCGGTGACAAGGGCAAGATTTGGCTCTCACAGTTTGAAGTCGGAAACTATGAGTACATGATTATTTCAAACGTCCAGTACGATGAATCATACAACGATGACGCATATGTCAGAGAGGACGGTTCACATGCGGACAAACTCTATTTCCCGATGTTTGGCGGTTCGTATGATGGAACACGCATCCGCTCACTTGCAGGACAGGCACTCATGTATAACACAAACGCATCAACAGAGATTGCAAGAGCAAAGGCAAACGGTGCGGGATGGAATATCGGCTCATGGAGCAAACGAAACCTGTTGAATTGTATGCTCAAGATTATGTCAAAGACAGACAATTCACAGACTGCATTCGGACAGGGTCAGACATCCGGATATGTGAACGACGCATCACAGAATTACGGGCATCTTGCAACCGGAACACTCAAGGACAAAGGACAGTTTTTCGGATATAACGACACAACACATGAGGTCAAAGTGTTCTACATGGAAAAACCGTGGGGCAACCGTTGGGATAGAATCAACGGTCTGTTAATGGTAGGCGGTGAAATCCTTGCAAAGATGACACCACCGTACAATCTGACAGGAAAGGACTTTGAAAAGGTCGGAATCACATTCGCATCATCCGGCAACGGTTATCAGAAAGGAACAAAGTCAAGCAGATTCGGACGTATTGTCAATTCAATAGGTGGCAGCAGTAGCACATACACATGTGACTATTTTTGGTGGAATGCCGGAATTACTGCGGTCGCCCTTGTCGGCGGTCACTGTTACTCTGGCGAGTGCTGCGGTGCGGATTGCTTGGATTTGAGCGATTCTGCGGGCATTGCGAGCTGGTCCTTCGGTGCGTCCGTTTTCTTAGAACAGCCTATCGCTGCGTAAGCAGCAGGGGGAGGAACGGAGGGGGAACGCCTCCGCTATTCCCGCCGTTAGGCGGTGTGGTCGTTTTTAGAAAAATGAATATAGGGATATAGGGTGCGGTGTCGGGCGGCGTTCCTGCTCCCTGCGGTCGCCCTTGTCGGCGGTAACTGTAACAATGGCGAGAACTGCGGTGCGGATTACTTGAATTTGAACAATTCTGCGGGCAATGCGAACTGGAACATCGGTGCGTCCAATTTCTTCTCATATCGGAGCGTTTAATCAAATGCAGCCTATATCCCACGCCACAAGGCGAAAATCATTCCGGATATAGGGTCGGTTGAGTAAGCATCCGCACAAAAACCGATAGGAGATAAGAAAATACTATATGAGAAGTTACAACAACCTATATGAACCAATGTTACAAGACGACTACATAAAACAGCGTTTTATAAATGCATCCAAAAAGAAAAAGAACAGGAATGATGTGCGGGAGGTATTAGAGAACCTCGATGAACACACAGAACTCTTGAAAAAGATGTTGACAGAGGAGTTGTTCATTCCGGACTATCACAAACCGAGCATCATCAACGAGAGCAGCAGCAAGAAAACACGCCGTATATTGAAACCGCATTACAAATATGAGCAGGTTATTCATCATTGTGCAATAGGTCAGTTCAAACCGATTGTGATGAATGGATTGTATGAATTTTCCTGCGGGAGCATACCGGACAGGGGTGTTCATTACGGAAAAAAGTACATGCGGAAATGGCTTGATTCATACGACGGGAAAAAGTTCTTTGTTCTCAAGATGGATGTACACCATTTCTTTGAATCCATAAACCGGAGAATCCTCAAGAGAAAACTCAAAGCAGTAATTCGGGATAAACGGTTTTATAGATTACTCTGCATACTGATTGAACATGACAAAATAGCACTCGTTGCAAAGATTTTGACGGATGCAGGTGTTGAGATTGATGCAGAACAGACAAAAACGCTTGTCGGGTGCATAGCATTTGACGACATCTCCGGAGCGTTGGAGGTCTTGAGGGAAATCGGCATCGCCGGAGCGATGTTCGAGGAACTGAAAATAATTATTGAGGAGATGCGAAAAGGCGTTCCGTTGGGATATTTTACATCACAATGGTTCGGCAATTTTTACTTGAAAGCACTTGACCACTACATCAAGGAGGAACTCCATGCAGAACATTACATGCGATACATGGATGACATGGTGATACTGGGTAAGAGCAAAAAGAAACTGCATAAGATGCACAGGGCAATCGAGACATATCTGAACGACAACCTTGACCTTGAGATAAAAGGCGACTGGCAGGTGTTTAGATTTGAATATCCGGTGATGAAAGACGGGAAACCAGTGCTTGACAAGAACAGAAAGCAGGTCACAAAGGGGCGTATGCTTGATTTTATGGGATTTCAATTTCACCATGACCGGACAACTATCCGGAAATCAAACATCGAGAGTGCGAGACGCAAGGCGAACCACATCTCAAAACAGGATAAAATCTCATGGTATAACGCATCGGTGATGTTGTCATATATGGGATTGTTCAAACACACGGACACATACAACTATTACATTGAATACATCAAACCGAAAATCAATGTCAAGAAACTCAAGAGGATAGTTTCAAAGCATAGTAGAAAGGAGAATGAGCAACATGACAGACTGGAAAAAGGTGACAGGAACACAGCCGGAACGTCCGGAGGAAATCGACAGGACATCGTCTCCGTCAACGGTCTATCTGCGTAAGAACATCGAGCAGGTGAAGAAAGAGGTTGAGGGAGCAGACGGAAAGATGCAGACCGTGACCGAATGGCAGTACGACGAAAAGGAAATGACGGTTGAGGAATATGAGAACATGGCTCTCATGAAATCCGTCGTTGAGGAGAACACATCCGGAATCGTCGAATCAGTAACACAGTTTCAGAAAGATGCGGTCATCGACGAATACACCGCACAGTTAATCGAGGAGGGTCTGATTTAATGAGAATACTTGTTGAAAGTCTGAAAAGAATGTACACAGTCAAAAAAACGCTCACAAAGGAGCAGGTTGCCGAGAGAGTGGCAAGAGGTAGCATTTCAGCGGACGAATATGAATACATCACAGGGGAGAAATACTCCGGCGGTGATGCAGAATGAGTCCGCTTGAAATAATCTCACGATTGTGTGATGTGACGGAGAATCTATCCGCAATCGTGAAAAAGCAGCAAACAATCATTGAACAGTCGAAAATCGAGGAGACGGTCAAGGCAGAACTTCGGCAGGAGGTAGAGGAGACAGACAGGGAGATGGATGTTCTTGAATACCACATGAGGAGATACTGCGACACCGATGACATCGAGGCGACAGAGTTCGGAAAGGAGAACGCCGTTGACGATTGAGATTTCCCTGTTGCTCTCCGGAGTATCTGTTGCGTTTGCGATTTTTTTCGGTATCTGCTCAAAGCAGAGAAATGAGAAAAAGGACACACAGGAAGATGCGGAACAGAGAGCAACAACCGACACGATGGTGATGGTGAAACTTGAGAACATTGCAGACGACCTCAAAGACATCAAACGGGAATCGAGAGAGAACCGTGAGGAGATGAAAACATTGAGAGAGCGTGTTGTCATTGTGGAACAGTCACTCAAGAGTTATCACAAGAGACTGGACGGAGAACAGCATTCCGACCGATAACAGGAGGGCAGGAAACGGGCAAGAATCAACCTCACAGAAAAGAGGCAATACATGAGAATGACAGAACAGGAACGTCGCATCAGAATCCGGCATCTAAAAAGAATGTATCGGATAAGAGAGCGAAAAGAGAGACATGACAAAAAGGTGTCCGGTCTGTTCATGAAACGTGTTGTATTCACTTTGATTCTTGCAGCATTTATCTTTACAGTCGTGATGATATTTGTGTTTTTACGGATGGGTTCAGAGCCGTCGACACTGATTGAGAATGTATTCAGATTTCTTTCAGTTGAGGGCGGTGCAATGGCACTCATTAAGTCCGTGAAAACGGTCAAGGGAACAAAGTCAAACGGAGAAATACAACACAATGACGAACCGGAACAGGATGACGAGGAGGTACAAGGATGAAATACATCGTCGAGAATTGGTTTGTGATTGTGGGTCTGATTGCGGTATGTGCAGCGGGAGGATATGCAGTATATGTTTTCGTGAAAATGCCGTCAGACAAGCAGTTGAACAAAGTGAGAGAATGGCTGCTCTATGCAGTCACAAAGGCAGAAAAAGAACTGGGAGGCGGTACAGGTCAAATCAAGCTGCGTTATGTATATGACATGTTTGTCACAAGGTTTGCGTGGCTTGCGAGAGTGATTTCTTTTGAGGCTTTTTCGATGATGGTCGACGAGGCACTTGAGAGAATGAAAAAGATGCTTGAGAGCAACAAAGCGATGCAGACGCTTGTGAGCGGTGAGGCAGGTGAAACGGTTGAAAAGGATATGTGATTTCGCAACCGGAAACGCACACACAATCGTGCTGATATATGCAATCGTCGCTGTCATCGTATGGGTGGCGGTAAATCTGTATTTTTGGAAAATTTCTTTTGATTTAGACAGAGAAATTCGGGAAGAAATGAGAGAATACGGGGATTGCTATTCTGACACGGACGAGGCAAAATTCGGGAAACACATAACAAGGTTGACCGGATTCATCATTTCAATTCCTGCTGCGGTGATGTGGTGGTGTACACCTCTAATCGTGGCGGGATTGATGATATATGACAAGATACAAGAAAAGAATCCGGAATTGTGCGGATTCAAAGCAGACGATTTTGACAAGGAGGAAAACAAATGATTTCAAATTGCGGACATGATGAAAACGGAAGATATTC